CCAGATAACATCTCGGCCCGTTCCTCATCCGTCTTAGACGGGAAGAGGTACTTCAGTGCTTCAATGCTATCAACACCTAACTCTTGTAAATTTCTTACAACAATTGAGTTGTTGAGGATATCCTGGGTTGAATCCTCGTAAACAGGACCCGTCCAACGCCACAACATTGTTACATCCCCATCGGGAATAAGGCCTGTGACGCCTGGTGGAATCTGTTGCGTTTGAACAGATGCCATCATTAGCTGTTTAATTTGTTGGTTGAAACCATCTAATGCAGCTTCATACAAATCTAATTCATCTTGAGATGCGTTTTCGGATGGAGGCACCGGCTTCTCAATGCCAGCTGCTGCTGCCAATGATTCACGGAAGAGTTTTTCTTCCTGGAAAATAATTAGCTCAAGACAGCGACAAATACCGTGGGTGTAGATGGAGTTGGCTTTTTTCTTAGAGGTTGCTGAGACGCGACCGAAGAGAGATTTGTACTCAGTTGCAGTAACGCCAGCAGAAATAGAAAGCTCATCCACGCCACCAAGCGCCGTCCGAATTTCTTCCCTGAATTGCCGGGCAAAAGCGTTTTGGTCACCAGTAATAGCGTCGGGAACGATGTAACCAACGCGGTCGTTTGGTTCCAGGTTTGCAATAATGCGGGGAACTCGGATCTGACCATCGAGACCACGGGAGACGGGATCTTGTTTAAATGTTGAGCGACTCAGGGCACTGGGACTACCAAAACCAGAGTTTGCTGCAATAGACGGACGCTGAATAACGCTATCTCCACCAGCATCAATCAAGTCGGTCTTAGGACGAGAAGAAAGAAGAGTTGGATTACCAAAGAACGTGATGTTCTTCCGCATCGTGCGGACCAAGTCATCATGCGTAACAATCTGGTTGGCTAAAGCGTCAAACTCTCCATAGCCTTCCATGGCAAACCCTTTCGGGTTATTGAAGATCTCAACGCAGGGAATAAAACCGAGTGAATTTTTAAATTTCTTAGTTGTGCCAGGGGTTGTGTAAGACGGTAGATCAAAAGACATCTCACCTTCTGAGTGAGTTTCTTCGATAACGTCTGCTTTGATCGAAAGCTTGATATAACGCTTTGCACCTTGATCGGCCGTGGTAGGGTTGCCGGTCATGTTGGTGACGTTAATGTTGTCACCAAAACCAAAGCCACGGCGGACCTTGTAGCTGTAGATGATCACCACCTCTTCCAACTCGCCGTCTACGTTGTAGAAACTGCGATACTCGTGTTCTCGAAAGTAGTAGAGACGATAGTTTTGTTTAGTGGGCCGGATGTAGAAAAGACCCTTACCATCGCAAAGGAAATAATCCCAGATGGAATCAAGCCGGGTATCAAGCTGGTTGTACTTGATTACACGATCAATAAAGTCTTTGCGCTGATTGCCAAAGTTGTCTTGACTGGGGAAGAACTCGATACCCTGACGGATACCGAATAGCTTCATCTGCGCCAGGTGCGACGAAACGATGCTGGTATCGACGACGGTCGCAGCATCCTTATCAATGTAAGCATTGATGATTTCTTGGAGTCTGGCTTTAGCGTCCGTCGCCATTAACTATTACCTCTTTTAATTGATACTAGCAGTTATTCAGGAAACATACTTGCCCTGGAAGCCAGGAGGAACTTGTCCCATCTGTGGCCCACCAAAGAACTGAGCATTCTGAATGCCGCCCATGTTCCCAATTGCTCCAGGGAGATTGCTGCTGCCGTACGCCATCGGAAGCTGGGGCTGCCCTGGAAGCAGGAAAGGAATGTCTTCTTCTGGAGAACGTTCTGTTGGAAGAACCGGTTGACGGTACGGACTCTCGCCACCCTGTACTTTGAAACGAGGATCTTGTAATGGATTAGGGTTGCCTGCCATATAGACGCCACCGTTACCGGGCATCCCTGGAACGCCGTATCCGCCGTCTGTCCGTAACATCTACTTATCGTCTCAATCTTCCTATTTTACTCTTCTAAAACTTCGTAGCCAGCAGAATCATTTACCTTGCTGATCACGATTCCTTCACCCCGAACATCCCAGTTGAGGACATCGCCTTCTTGCCACCCAAGGTCTTCGATTACTTCGTCAGGGAGAACGATATACTGATCTCCGTTTTCGTCCTCCTGGACCTCAAGGATGTAGCTCATTTTGACAGAAGCTTTTCCATAAGCTTATCAAGCTTATTATTTATTTGTCTAAAGTTTTCGTGCATCTCCTGGATTTCTCGCAAGAAGTCAACCTTGAGCACATAGTCCATTGGCAGCTGCTTTACTTCGTCTTCCAAGCAATCAATCCGCCTTTTCTGTGAACTAATATAACTGAAAGCTTGATCTATCTTCTCTTTCTGCCTATCAAGGATTCGATTGGCTACCCAAGAACCACCTGTTAATGCAGAAACAGCAGCTGTCAAGCCTATTGCTATGTATTCGGGACCCACTGTCACGTTGCGCCTTTTAACAATTCTAAGTTTAGAAATCAAGTTGCAACTGACCTTTTCTTCCTAGTCCAGTCACCAACCAGACCAACGCGTCAACACAGTCATCATGGCTACTGACACCGAAGTTCGTGAGTTCCTCGAAGAGATTTGTGAAGTTCCGGTACCTGTTGAAGATGATTTTACGGTCTTCAAACATGCCAATAATTCCACGGAAACGTGCCAGCTTATCTGCACGGAAGCCCTTGACTGGGTGCCAAATCAAGTTGTAGAGACTTTCGTTATTGAGGCAAACCCGTTTGAAGTCTGCTTCGAGAGAAGCCTGGTACTGAACGGCTTCTGACCAAATATCACACGTTGAGTAGGTCGGAAAGTAATTGCCATTATCATCTCGTCCTAAGATGGACCAGTCATTGAGAAGCTCTTTCATGGCGTCGAGTTTCTCTAGGTTGCCCATCACCCTGATACGGCGGTAATCAATGATATGAATCCGATCTCCAATGCGTCCGCCCAGCACCATAACCGTGTAATCATTCTTCTCCTTAACGCCAGCGGATAGGTCAACTCCCATGCCCAGGGCGTCGAACTCTGTTGAGATCTCAGCTTTCACAATTAACTCTGGTGCCAAGGACAGTTCATTCTGCCTGACCACTTGATTCATGTACTGGAACGAGAAAGCAATTGGTGCTTGTCGTTTCTTTTCCTTCAGGTAATCAAGCGACCACATTTCAGGCCAATAAGATTCCTCTTCTCCTGTTTTGGGATCATTTTGGATTGCAGAGAGGACAATCTGTACCCAGTTGTTCTGCTCGTTAAACGTTGTGGAATGAATGTCATCATGTCGGAAGCGGGTTCCAAGGCAGATGGCCCTGGCTCCTTCAAACATCGTTGGTGCAATCACAGCGTTCCAGTTGTCCTGCATCTGCTTTCGGATGTCAGGGTTTGAGATGTCCGCTGCTGACTTGATAGCGTCATCAATCATGACGAGGTGTGAACGCTTCGAGGTCACCGAGCCCTTGAGACCAGCTGCGCAAAGTGTGAACTGTTCTTCACCAGTGGTATCAATGCCTGCAAACTTGTGATCAATTGACCAGTACTCATTGCTGGTGACGTTCTTGAGCAGGCGAACTGTTGGGAAGACCTCCTGGTACCGCTTGCTTTCAATGATGCGTTTAATGGTTGCCGACTTAGAACGTGCAATATCAACGGTGTAGGAGAGATACAGGATCTGCAGTGGCATCTTTGCTGCAGTGTGGATGCCAATAGCCCAGGCGGTGAGTAGGCCTAACACTGTGGACTTCGCTGAACCCCGTGGGGCAAGTAGATCTATATTGGGGCCAGCAATCTTGATCAGGCAATTGCTGTCTTCGTCGGTAATGAAGTGACGGTGCCAATCCTTGTGGTGTTGAGCGGGGGGTTTATCAGCGACGTACTCACAAAAATAACCAAAGTCCTCTCTGGCTTTTTCCAGGAGGTGTTCGTTCTTGTTTTCTTTGACCTGGAAATTACGTGCGGCAGCCTTAGCGTTACGGCGATACGCAAGATGAACGTAAGAAGGCACGTTATTCTTTTTGTAGTATTAATAAAATACTACCGCATGCTTTTAAGCAAAGAAGTCTCGATAGCTAGGCATATCGACTTCATAAGGAGATTTGTAGGGATCGTAAGGACGTTGGCCTGATTTCTGAAGAGTGGCAAACATCTCATCATTTTGCTGTTGACGCATCAAATTTTTTTGCTGACGCTGCTGAGCAAAACGAGTAAAGAACTCTTCGTTCATGGCTTTACCAGCCATTGGCATTGGCTGCGATCCACCGCCCATTACTTTTCTCCTTTTCTTGCTTTCTTCTGCTCTTGGTACTTGCGAGCCTTGTCAAGAGCCGCCTTGCGCTTCTCTTTGTCATTCATTTCGGAGCCATCTTCTTTCTTGGCTTCCTTCTTTTTGAAGTGTTCCAGGAGCTGGGGAGGCATTTTACCTTTTGCCATATCAGCTGCCCATTCCACGCATACGGGCTACCAGCTGTTGGTACTCAGGGGTTCCAGGCTCAGGCATGCGATTGGCGCGGCCAGGACCAAAGGCAATGCCAGAGCGGGGCTGACCTGCTCCGCCAAAAGGAGTGCCAAAGATCCCCACACCACGCTCAACCGCGCCACCAGGGGCAACCTCGGCACTGCTACCTCTGCCTGCGGCCCGCTGGAAATTACGGAAGATTTCCTCACGACGACCAGTGCGATCACGTTCGCGGGTCACTTCACCGCGACGATAAAGAGCTTCTTCAAAACCAGGGGGTTTCGGTGCGTCTTGCATACCAGGGCGCT